ACCTGTGAAATCAAAAACATCCAATCTGGAGATTCTGTCGAGTTTATCTTATAAAGACAAAATATATTCTTCTAACTTATCTACTGGTTTCCATCCCAATCTTTCGATTGCATTGTCATTAATTCTAATTGTTTCTCTGTAATTTCCTCTCTGTTCAGATACAAAATATTTTTCACACCCAAACTTTTTAACGAAGAAATCGGCAACTTCATTTATAGAGTAATTTTTTCCAGTTCCAAGCTCCCAAGCATCTTCATGTTTTTCATCTGACTCCGCAACCCTTATCAAACCATCAACAATATCATTTATGTGTGTAAAATCTCGTCTTTGATTTCCGTCACCAACTATTGTAACAGGTTGGTTATTTTTAATTTGTGACCTCCACAATCCGATTACCGCAGCCATATGGGAATTAACCAACTCACCTGGTCCATATACGTTATAAAATCTTACTATTTCCGCATCCAACCCAAATATACGTTTTTCCATTTTAATCCATTCTTCTCCCATATGTTTAGTCATTGCATATGGTGAAAGTTCAGGATTAGAATGTTTAGATGATGAACCAGAATATATTAATTTAGAACGATTTTTTTTAACGTATCTGACTACCTCTTTAGTTCCATCAAGATTTACAGAAAATGTTGTATATGGACTTTTGAATGAAGGTTGTATTCTACTGAGTGCGGCTAAATGAAAAACATATAGGTATGGTTTGTCCTGAAAATTATCAATTGACCTTACATCACCTCCTAAAAAATTACATCCTTCAGGTATTTTAGCCTCTTTACCAATTGATAAGTTATCAATTACATCTACCTCATATCCTCTGTTAATTAACTCCAATGTAAGTGCATGTCCAACAAATCCACATCCACCCGTAACTAATATCTTTTTCATTAACCTTTCCAAATTTTTTCCTCGACTCCTATCTCAGAAGCGATATATCTACTCAACATGAAGAAGTAATCACTTAATCTGTTGATATATTTCATAATGATTGGATATTGAATTGCTTGTACTGTATTTCTTTCAGCTCTTCTTGATACCGTTCTACATACGTGGGCTAAAGAAATTGCCTCGTGTCCACCTGGTATGATAAAATTTTTCAATGGTAGTAATGTTAGTTCCATTGTATCCATCCAATTTTCCAAATCCTTAACATCTGATTCGGTCACATTCGGTAGCTCAATTTTTAAATCAGCCGTCATGTCATAAGATAACACGGAACCTATCTTGAATAAATTGTTTTGAATCTTTTCTAGTTCTATAAAACTAAATGAGAATGAAGATTCGCTATTGTGTAACTTGTCCCCTAAAAGACCAATAAATGAATTCAATTCATCTACCGTACCATATGCCTCTATTCTCCAATCATTCTTTGGTACTTTAGTACCTCCCAATAATGACGTTAGACCTCCGTCACCAGTTTTTGTGTATATTTTCTTCGCCATGCACAAATGTAAAAAACTTATTGTGAATTACCAACAGATTGTTTGGATTGCTCAATCTTTTCTTTCAAAACTTTTTGAAATTGTGTAGCAATCATCTTTGTAAACTTTACAGATGGTGAATCATCTTTTTCAGGATTGTATCTATATTGACCTTGAGGTGGTCTTGTACTTCTACCTAAGTAGTTCAAACCAGATATGTTTGTTATACACTTGTGTCCTCCTGAATTAGATTGAATTAAATCCCAAGCATTAATTCCGATTTTATCTAACATTTTTCTATGTTCTTCCGTTAAATCCTTGAACGGTGTTTCCATCATATCTTTAATATGATTCAGAATTTGTTCACCATTATCCATGAACATAATTTTACCCCCGTAAAGAGCGTCAAAATCTTTAAACGTAAAACCAATACTCTCAGGTCCAACACTTGTTTCACTAACCCATTTAATTGTGGATAACGGTATTGTTTTTGTTTTTAATTGGTCTTCCCATTTACCTAATACTTCTTGAGCAATTTCCCCCAAGTTGACACCTTTGAGTTCCCTTTCTTTTTTGAACGGATTACAAGATGCTTGAACGAGTCCCATCGGCCACGCCATAATAAGAAAGTCTGCCTCAGGATTATTTCTGAATGGGGTATACCTGTCATAAGACCCAGGCTTAAACATACTACCTCCACCGTATTGGAATATAATATTGTCCGACACTGTCGGATAGTCCTTCATTTGTTTTGCATATTCCTCTGCATTTTTTTGTAGTTCTTGTGGCGACGCTGAATTAGTTGCCTTCATCCATGCTTTAATGTTATTAAGAATTGATAACAATGATGGTTCAGAATCCAAAACTAAACCTTCTAAAAATCCTGGTTTGTTTTTGAATGCCAACAATAACTTATTTATCACTAACCCCAACAACATTTTATTCTTTTGTAATGGTTTTTCTTTATCAACTCTGAATAGATAGTTGACAACCTCTGTAGGTGTTAGATTGTATTTGGCGAAATCTGCGGAATCGACAGTGCTTATTAGAAGAATGTCTGATGATGGAAATAAATCCTTTGGTGATACGACCTGTGAAATTGTTTCTACGTTTGAACGTGATTGTCTGAAGGATGTTGACTTAGTTCCTTCAGCTCCAGCTTGTCTATCGTGATGGTCTGTATGAATAACAAACATGGGTTTACCATGTGCGAAGTCAACAAGAACTGGCATCGTATCTCCTTGAGCATCGTTTTTCTTAACAGAAAACTCTTTATCACCATATTGGATAATATGTGCACCTACAACGTCAATACCATTATCCTCAAGGTATTTTTTCATTGCAATTGCAGTTGTAACACCATCAAGGTCTTGATGAAAATATATTTCAGCTTTGGGGTATCTATTACTCAAAGCTGAAATATCTCTTAGTCCACTTTCTTTTAATATCTTAGACATTATAATCCTATCTTGTTTAAAAATACGTCGATTAATCCACCTTGTTGAGCAATTAATTTTTTCAAAAGAACTCTGTCTTTTTCAGGCATTTTGTCCCAAGTGTTTGGTCCCCAAACTCCGTCAGTAGGGTTTACACCAATCTTGTTTTGGTATGCCATTATCGCCTTTTCAGTTTGAGAATTAGGTCCTGTTTTTCCATCAACTGTAAGTTTCGCACCTTTTGAATTTAAAAAGGTTTGAATCCCTTTTACAAAATTTCTTTCTTCTGTTTGTTCCTTTATAACTTTATTAACGATTCTGGTTAAATCCGATTCAGTTAATCTTATTACTTTTTTTGCCATAATTAATATTTTAATGTGAATAAAAATTTAGATTTGTTAATTAATAACAACATCTCGTCTCTTAAATTAAGTAGGTCTGTATCGTATCTTGAATCTAATTGGTCTGTCATTCCAACTAAAAATTCAGTTATTCCATCAACAAAATTTTGTACACTCAAAGATTTGATGTCTTGAAACATCAAAGCGAATTCTGGTTCAAACTCAGGTCTACCGTATTTACCCATCATCGCCTCAGTAAAATTATCAATTAATCCGTCTAATCCGTCATAGATTTTCCCGTAAGTTTTATGTTTAGCATCACCAAATGTTTGCCAATGTAAAAATCTCCATTGGAGTTGAATCTGTACTAGTTTTTTAATTAATTCTTCTTTCATATTCTATTTTATTATTACATTCCCGGTATAGGATTTAATTGCCCTGTTAAAATATTTCTTAACATTTTCGCTAATGGGTCATCTTTAACGTTATCGCTCGATACTTGTTGTTTAACTGTATCAGCAGCTGCTTTCAATGGGTCTTGCCCTTCTTTGAAGGACTCATCAAAGAATTTTTTTGATTCGGGAGTTTTCTGATATTCCTCCATCGCTTTTATCATTTCTTCAGAACTACCTAATCTCTTAATTACCTCTGATTCTCCAACCCAGTTTCCAATTCCAACGTAATCCAAGAATCCTAACCACCATTTGGTCTGTTGCATCATAATTTTGATTCTTCTACCTTCAGGACTTCTGAATAATCTTGGGACTCCACCGAAAAATGTCTGACTTAAGAAACCTGGTTTACTTAAAGAAGCAACATCGAAAACTTTTTCTGTTTTCATCAAATCTTTCAACACTTGAATATCTTGAATTCTAACCTTTCCAGCTAACATATCAGCCTCCAAAGATTTTGCTAATCCTCCAATACCCTTACTCTTAGTTCCCGCTCTACCTAACAAAGTGAAGTAGTCCATTATTGTGTTTTTCAAACCTTTGAAAGGACCTGCTGGGAATTCACCAATAAATTTATTTACTTTTTCTGCCCAACCGTTAGTACCTCCCGCAGATTGTAAGAATTTTCCAACAGGACCTGGGTCTTTTGCCAACCTACTAATAATTTCAGTAGCAGCTTTAGGGTTTGTTTTGGCCAATTTCAACGCAACGTCCAATTCTTTTGTTGCCGCTGAACCTATCTTCATCGCACCCATAACAGGTTTTGCCACCGCATCTCCGACAAAGAAAGGTAATGCCGCAACTAAACTCAATACACCAAATAAAGTATCTCCTTGAACGAAATATGAAACGGCATTAATAGTATCGGTAATTGGGGTGGGGTCAATAATACCCACGATATCCATAACGTTATTATACCACGCCTCGTTAATCACATTCTTGTCCTGATTGTTTTTTTCAGAAACAACTTTCTGTTTGATTAATTTTAATTGACGTTCGGTTATTATAATTTCAGCCATTAATGTTTTTATTTATAAATACTCATAGAAACAAAAAAAAGGTCTCAAGGACCTTTTTAGTTTATGTATGTTGGTTATTAATTTTTATTCCCCAAAGTTAAGAAGAGTTTGTTTTTTCAAATCAACAAAATGTTGAACTCTTTTTCGTGAAACCTCACAATAGTTTGGACTTAATTCAATTCCAATCCATCTGCGCCCTAACGTTTCTGCCGCAACCAAACTAGTACCGCTTCCAGTGAATGGGTCCATAACAATATCATTCTTATAAGTCAGAATCTTTATGGCTTTCATTGGAATGTCCATTGAGAAAGTCGCCTTAGTTTGTTGTTTGGTATCCGCAAAGTACTCCCACTGTCCATAAACCAAACTCATAAATTCTTTCTTGTCTTCCTCTTGGTATACGGTTTTCTTTTTGATTGTACCGTCTTCTTGTTCAACATCAATAACTTCTCCAACCCATTGAGGTTCTCCTTTAACTTTCTTGATTCTGTCTTTCTTATATGCAAGAATTACACACTCTTTCGGATTATAGATATATGGTGATGACGGTGACATCCAAGAACCCCAAGCCGTGGTCTTACTTCTGTGTGGTGAGTTCTCATCAAGGTCAACAAGTCCGTAGAACTTGAATCCAACTTTCTTCATTACATACCAAAACTCTGACATAAATAGTACTCTACCGCCTCTGTCTTGTACGTTTACTTCATAAGGTATATTGATGGCAATCCTACCATCATCTTTTAATAATCGAAATGATTGTGTCAACCATTCTTCCGTCCATACCCAATAATCTTCCATAGACATCTCATCATCACAACTGTCGTAATCAATACCAACATTGTATTTTGGGCTAGTGACAACTAAATCTACGAAAGATTCAGGCATGTCTTTCATTACTTCAATTGAATCCCCATTAATAACCTTCCCAACGTAATCTTCTATCATAACTTTCCCTCTTGTTTTAATTGTTCCCTAATTTTCGTTGCCGAGATATCATGAATTTCTTGAGGTGGTACGTGTTCAATAATATCATATCCAACACCTCTACCGAAGTTGACAGATTCTATGTCAGGTATAATCATGATTTTAACCCTTTCTTGACCCAGTAATTGCCAAAGTTCTTTTTTGATATTTGACTCAACTTCAGTTGCACTGAATGGATTTTTTTCATCTGGTTGAATGTCTCTTATACAAATCAAAACATTTTTCCCTTCATTTAATCTTTGGTCAACTAACCATTTGTGCCCAGAATGCCAAGGTTGCCATCGTCCGATGAACATTGAATATTGTTTACCTCCTGTGTTCTTTAACTTCGGGTCCCCTTCAACGTGAACTTTTTGCATAATCTAAAACTTTTTTTACTGATTCTTCAACACTTTCATTTGTTGTGTCAATGTCTAAATAATTTTCGGTTGGTTGTCCATATTCTTTCACAAAGAAATTTTCTCGTCCCCTTGTTTCAGAAGTATGAACATAAACCTCAACTAAGTTATCCCCCATCTTTTCTTTGAACTTATCTCTTTGGTCTTTATAGGGGGAAACCAATGAAACCACAACATCACTTCCTTTCTTATGAAGGTATTGCGCAATTTGTTGTGCCAGTTCGATGTTTTTTCTTCTTCCTGTTTCAGAATAATCTTTATTCTCAAATAAATCTCTGAGGTCATCACCATCGATGTGAAATACCCCTGGTTTATCCCAAAGGATTCTTTTACAAATAGTTGTCTTACCTGAGCCAGGTTGTCCTGTTAACCAAATAATCATTTTTCTAAATTTTGAATTTTTCTGTTTAAATAGAATGACGCCTTTTTCAAATCTTCTAACTCTTTAGTTGGACATTTCTTTCCTGCCCTTGCAACATACTTTACAACGTTGAATAAGTAAGCGTCTTTATCCAACTCCCACGCTTCACATACTTTGATAACTTCGTATGGATTATCTTCTCCACCGTAATGATTCGGGTGGTTTACCATTTCTTTACTCATTTTTACCCCATTTTTTTTCTAAGTATTGATAATATTTCTCTATCTTATTTCCATTGTATAGGTAATAAACTAGGTGAATATCAATCCAAAACTCTATTTTCTTAAGATACTTTTTCATCGTTTTCAAAATACTTCGCGATTGCTTCTAACTTATCGTCAGCGTCAACCAACATTTGTAATGCTTCTTCAGCGTTATTATAGAAATCTTTTGTTGAGTGGTCTCCGATACCAACACTTTTATTTCCTAACAAATCTAAAGACAATAGTGCTTTAGCCTTTTCTGCCTCTGCCGAGGTCTTTAACATCTTGATTAAATTCTTATTCATTAGTTTTTCTTTTTAAGTTTTACTTTTTTTGTTTCTTCTTCAGTTGATTTTAGTTCCTCTACAGTTACTCCTTTTTTCCAAGCCTTATACTCAGATTTTGGAGCGTAAGCCCAGTAACCTGTTTTTACTTTAGTTTCTGCCTCGATTTCATCGATTCTTACAAAAACACCTACCTCGGTGTTTTTAGTTGGTTTGATTGATTTGATACACTTCATTGGTTTTTTCCTCCGTGTTTTTTTTGTTAATAATAATTAATATTTCTTCGTCCGTTTTACCTTGGACGTATAAATCATATATAAGGGAGCTAGTATCGTCCTCGAATACTAACATATCACTTTTTCCATAAAATTCTTTGAGTTTACCCTCTTTCAAAGCGTTAATACACCTTTTAGGGTCAACCCATCTTTTATTGAATCCCATGTTGAAAGTATAATAAACTTATTGTTTAGAGTCAAAGTTATTTATTTTTTCAATATTAACAATTTGAAAAATGTAGGACATAACTTTTCTTTTGATGATTGGAACCATCGTTTCTTCGAACGGGAAATTTTGTGAACACTTGATTTCGAATATCGGTAATTGTTTGTAATACTCCGTTTGGTTCCATTTCGAAAAAGTTTCAATTATTTGAGTCAAAGTAAACTCGTCAACATTACCGTCAAAGATTAAATTCAAATAAGTCCTGTTAGTAGACCTATCTTTCTTATCAGATTTAATCTCATATTCCCAAACATATAACTTTTCATTCTGTTTTCTATAGAAGAAAATATATCCTGTACCAGCAATAAGAGCTTCTTTGTTTTTTCTAATATATAAATCTATTGATTCGAACGCAATGTTCCAAATTGATTTAGCAATGTTAAATGCGTCAAATAATTTTGGACCAGAGTATTTAATTGTCTTATCTAACTCATTCTCTTCTTCTTCAGATAGTTTCCTTGGTTTTTTTGGTATAAGCTCCTTAACTAATATTTCATCATCGAATGATTCAAATTTCTTATTAGTTAATAATAGTGTATTTTCTTTGACTATAGATTGTATGTTAGCCAAATGCAAAGAAAGTTCAACAAAGTTTGGATATAATTCAAATTTATCAAAACTTTTATCACATTTTTGCAAATAA